GCGCACCTTGATGTAGAATCCACCCTTGTGCTCGGTCAGGATGTAGTTGGGGGTCTGGATGTACTTCACGACTCATCCTCCTCTTTCGCCGAGCGTAGCAGAGATCGGTTGATGACTGTCGCGGTTTTGCCCAGGAAGTAGGCAACGTCCGCGCGCGCCCAGCCCTGACGCTCTACCAGCTCCCGCACGCAGGAGTCCAGCGTGGCCCGGCGCTCGCGGTCGATGCGGCGGCTCTGGATGTCCAGCTGACGCCAGGTGTCGACGGCGACGCGGAGCCCGCCCGGCATATCGAGCACGACTTGCGGCCCGAGCTCCGCCTCAAGGTCGCGGAGGGTCGAGTACCAGCGAGTTCCCTCGTCGGTCTCGACCCTCCAGCAGCGGTCCAGGGTCCATTCGGCCCTGTTCAGTTTCTCGTCCATGTGGCCCTCCTGTCGGGCCCCCCCGCCGCGCGCTACAACCAGCCTTCCTGCTCGGCTTCCGATCTTAGCGCACGCGCCGCAGCGCGCGCGCTCTTTCTGCTGGTCTTCTTATGCCGACGCACGCCGCCGCCATCCAGATAGGCGGCGCGCCCTTTGCTCACCCAGCGGCTCATCGTCGACGGCGAGACACCCTCCATGAAAGCAGCCTGACGGGCCGAATCATAGGTGCGACCCCCGACGCGTATGGGGCGGCCATTCGGGAACGGGGTGGACGGCTGGAGCGCCCGCGCCATCCGGATTGCCTCGAGGACGTCGGTGTAGACGACGTGGCCGTCAAGCGCGCGGCCGACGAGCCACGCCCTAACGTCCTCGAGCTTGTCGACCAGCTGCTCGAAGTCCTCCGGACTCAATGCGGGCCGCCTTCGCCCTCGAGCTTCTGCAGCTCGGCGAGCTCCTCGAGTTCCTCGATGATGCGCTCCGCCACCTCCGCCACCTTGTCCGCGAGGGCGGCGGCGCGCCCGTCGTGGCCCTCGACCTCCTCGAGGAAACGCGACGTGACCATCTTGTAGATGACCCCGACAGCCGTCACCTCGCCAAGCATCGACACGAGCGGCTGCTCCTTGCACTGCTCGCTCACCTGCTTCATCGCCTGGGTGTATCCGTCCATCCGCGCGCACGCGGCCTCGTAAACCTGCTCGTCAAGTCCGGGCATGTTGCCTCCGTTGGTTGGAAGACGATTTTTAGCAAAATCGCACACCTGTGTCTATGATGGGGGTCACATACCGCCAATGGGGGCGCGGACTGGTATGGTGGCCGAATGGACGACCCTTTTGACGTAGTCAAACTGTTCACGCTAGCGGTGGGGGCTGTCCTGGTGGCGGCCCTCTGGTCGACGGGCGTACACCTGGCCGACAAGTTCTGGGCGCGAGGCGACGAGGAGAGTGACCTTGCTCACGCGACGTCTGCTGCCTTTGGCGAGACCGACAAGCAAATCAAGAAACTGCGGCGCCAGATAAAGGCGCTTGAGGCCGCGCTCGACAAGTTCGAGGAGCGCCTTGGCAAGATCGAGGAGGATCTGCATGAGTGAATGGATCAGCGCCGGGGAGATGGCGAAGAGGCTCGGCATCGGCACCGCCGGGGTGCGCTACCGGGCCCTGCAGGGCGACCTCGAGATGCGGGTGAACCCGCAGCGCAAGTGCCACTTCCAGTACCGAGAGCTCGACGCCGAGCACCACACCCTCGAGGACCCGACCGAGGAGCCCGTCGAGGCCCTTGTCGCGCGCCAGGTCGCGCGGTCGCGGCGGGCCCGCGGCGCCAACGAGGTCCGCAAGCGGGTGGTGCGCATCCAGCGCGACGAGCCCTTCGCGGTGGTCCACATGGGCGACCCGCACGTCGACGACGACGGGTGCGACTGGGACGCGCTCATCCGCGACGTGGAGACCATCAACGCAACCGAGGGCATGTACGCCGGCAACGTGGGCGACACGGTCAACAACTGGGTCGGCAAGCTCATCGGCAAGTACAAGCAGCAGGGGGCGACGGAGAGCGAAGCCTTCAAGCTCGGTAAATGGCTGTTCCACGAGGTGCCCTACGACTACATCATCCTCGGCAACCACGACCACTGGAACCAGGGCGGGAGCCTGTTTCGGGAGTTCTCCGCAGGCGCCCAGGTGTCCGCGTTCGCCGACCACGAGGCGCGCATCGAGTACTTCAACCAGGCCGGCGCGACCTTCCGCCTGAACGTGCGCCACGACTTCAAGGGGCACTCGATGTGGAACAACACGCATGGGATGATGAAGCGCGCGAAGATGCGTCCATGGGGCGACCTGCTCGTCTGCGGCCACAAGCACTGCTGGGGCCAGTACTACGAGGAGGCCCAGCCGGGCCGGTGCGCGATGTCAATCCGCGTGCGGGGCTACAAGCGGGACGACGAGTACGCGGAGGCCAAGGACTTCCCGGAGGACAGCTACGGGTGCAGCCTGACGACGGTCATCGACATGAGCGCCCACCCTGGGGACCGCTGCAAGCTGTTCCACGACGTGGAGCTCGCGGCGGAGTACCTCGAATGGCTCCGGAGCGGGTGATGGCCTACTTCGAGAGCATCACGGTCGAGAGGGTGTCCCCGGATGGCAGGCGCATCACCGCGCGCGCTATTCTTGAAGACGGAGACGACCCGTTGCGGGTCAGCGAGGGGCTGCGGTGCTGGATAGACGACGAACTGGTGAGGTGGGGCTCGAAAGAGCGACCGCTCGCAACGCCGAAGGGCGTGAAGCTGTAAGCATTCGCGCCTGGCAGACATTCATCGACGTCGCGGTCGCCACGCCGGTGCGCATGCTGGTCTACCTGCCCATCACCGCGTTCCTCGCTGTCTGCCTTGGCGCAGCTCGAGGGCTCCACGACTGCGCGTCGTACATCCGCGGCGAGAACGGCGGGCTCCGCCTCCTCGCCAGCGCTGAGGAGGAGGAGTTGCGCCGCTGGGAGCGGCAGCGGGCGGCCTCCTCGCCGGCTCACACGCCCATCGGGACCCGCGTCAAATGAAGGCCCAGCAGCCCCCCTGGGCCCCGGGCCTGTTCCGGATGCTCGAGCACCGCAGGGCGGGCGACCGGGTCGAGCTGGTCGATCACGACAGATATCGTCGCTGGTTTCATGTAGTGGCGCGCGCCTGGGACTGCAAAACGGGCGAGATTTCCCACGTAGTCATCCGCAGGTTCCTCGACGATGGCACCCTCGGCGAGGGATACGTCGCCAACAAGCGCGGATGGGTGTGAGGTGCGCCGAGCACTGCTCCTGACGCTGCTCTTGGCCGCCTGCGGCGACGAGAGGCTGATTTACATCCCCCCAGAGCCGGATTCTGGGCCGCCCGCCGAGGACGGCACGCGCTGGAGAGACCCCCTCGAGGTGGACGCCGGCCCGGAGGCGGGCCCTGAGCCCGAATCCTGCGAAATCGAGCTCGTTTGGCCCCTCGAGGGCGCCCCGCAGGGGGAGTGCCGCCCCGGATGGCGCGACTGCAACGGCCTGGGCGCGCCGCCGCTGCTGCCCACGGAGCTGGACAGCGATTGCGACGGAATCAACGACGAGGATTGCGCCCCCTGGGCCGAAATCATCGTGATTGACGGCTCTGGGAGCATGAATCCGTGGCGCCAGTGGGTGAACAACGCGCTCTGCGCCCTGGATGGCCGAAACGACCTCCTGCGCTCGGTGGTTGTCTTCGGCGGGCGCTACACGCAGCCCCACTACAGCATCGTGTCTTGGGGCGGCAACATGTGCGTCAGCCTGCCCCATATGTCGGGCCAGGAGCACGCCGGCTGGGCAGTTGAGGAGGCGTCGAACCTGGTGGGGGGTTGGCCCCCCGGCCATGCGCGCCTCGTGGTGGTCGTCTCAGACGAGCCCCCGCAGGACCCAATCGCTGGAAGCAACGGGATCCTGCGGGTCATCGAGGCCTGTCAGGACGAGGGCTTCGAGCTGGGCGTCATCACCAAGGAGTCGCACTTCCCGCACTGGGCGGGTGCCGTCGAGGCCTGCGGCGGATGGGTGTCGACCGTGAACGACCTCATCTACCCGCTCGGCGGAGCGAGCCCGCCCTGCGTGGAGCTCTAGCCCCAGGTCAGGAACGCCAGTCCGGCGAACCAGCCCAGGAAGAACCCCGCGAACCCGCAGAGCAGCATCAAGACCCCGATGAACAGCCACCAGGCGTCGCTGGGGACCTCTTCTGCGGAGACCACGACCAGGTCCTCGCCGTCCTTGATCGTCTTCAATGGAAACACGCCCTTCCGATCCAGTAAGCAATCAAGCTCACGATCACGTAGTGGAAGATGATGTTGAAGCAGCCGCTCGCGTTGACGTTGTCGCCGGTATCCTTCACAGCTCCTCCGAGAGCTGGGCCCAGTTGAACGCGGCCTGGGCGTAGTCCTCCTTGACCTTCCAGCGCTGAGCCCCCGAAGGGGCTTCGCCGCCGTCGGTCACAAACAGGGACGAATCCCTGGTGTAGACCTCAACAGCAGACCCGGGCACAGCCTCCCCGGCCAAGCGGAACGCCAGGCCCACCAACAGGCGGTTGATGACCCGCTGGTAGAGCTCCTCGCTCATGGTCACGTCAAGAATGGGCATCTTCGTCTGGACAAACATCACTTCACCCCCTTCATCAGCAGTTCCGCAGCCGCAAACAGGCCCGCAGCCTCGAGCTCTCGAACGCACGCCTGCCGCTCGCGCTCGCGGGCATACTTCGCCCGGGCAGAGTAGACCGCCGCCGTCAGGTCGCGCTGGTCTCGAGCAGACTGGGCGATCTCTTTCCAGGTCTCGACATCATCGGGATTCATCTCTCACCTCCGAAACGCATCGTGTCAGAAACCGGCCGCCCTGTCGTTGACCTGCGTCACACCTGTGAGGACCATCTCAGGTGCTCGTGTTATTTTCTGGGTACCCCCCCCCTACCCCCCCCTGCGTGTCAAGGGATTATTCCCGTCAAGTGATCCACGTCACACCCCCCCCTTTAAAAGTGACCCACGTCACGCAAGTGACGGAGCTCACAGTGTGACGGCTGCACCCAGGGCCGCGCACGATAGCACAGCGCTCGCTGCCGGTCTGTGATGGGAATCACGCTAGCGCGGGGGGAATGTGCGCCAGGTCACACCGCAACCCAGCGCCAGACGCTAACCGTTTAGCCGGCGCGCCTTGCGCTGCGCCCTAGCGTTTGCCTCTGCTAGCGTGCGGATTGCCTCGGATGAGCGCTGATCCGTACCGCCCCGCGCCTCCGCCTCAATCAGGCGGGAGGCCGAATCGACCATGCCGCGCAGAATGCCGGCCATACGCTCCGATACCTCACCCCTAACCGCCTTGGCTAGAACTTCGGCAAGAACCCGGCGGCAACCCTCGACAGTGTCGAGTTGCTGCAGGTAGCGCTCTATCAGCGCCTCAAGATCTGCATCGATATCCGTATCCGGATCCGGCTTGACTTGCCTTGCGTTGTCAGACATTTACGGCGCCGTACCCAACCGCGAGACAAGCCGGATCCGCAGGGGCGCGGGGCAAGCTTGCCCCGGGTTCAGGCGGGCACAACGTGTGAGCTATGTCACGTTGGCGAAACATGTAAGGGAAGTAGCACGCCCAACCGAACCTCGCAATAGGGGTTGGGTACGTTTGTCATATTGGCACAAGCCAAGCTCGAGCTCGTGCCACATTGGCAATACCCTGGGTGACCTGGCGCACACACCGGCCAGTCACGGTGTGACCTACGTCAACGACACCGTTTCAGCGCTTGATAGGGTAGCTGCTTCCCAAGGGGGTCGCCCCCCGCAACAGAAAGCAGACGATATGTCCGGCAAGACCACGATTCAGGTTCTTAGCGAGTTCTCTCTTGAGGCGGAAGATCGCGCCACCTTCTACGCGGAAGAGCTCCGCCGCTACTGCGACGGGTACGCGTTTGAGGGCGCTGATAGCTACCTCCGCCGTCTTGGGGCGGACGCCCAGGCTGAGGCGCTCGCTGGCCGCGCGGGGGTGAACTGATGCGTTGCCTATACCCCGATCTCCTCCCCTATGGAGCGCCCACATATTGGGATCGCGGATACTTCGACGCCAAGATTGCGGCGGCGGCCCACAAGGCCCGCCTCGCAGTATCGGGGACCTTGCCCGATACCGTTTCGCAGGTCTTGGCCGACGCGTCCGAGGCCCTCAGGAGCGAGGCCGTTCGCTACTGCGCTGCATTCGGTAACCCGGTTGAGCTCGATAGAGACACTATCCGTGCGGGGGTGAGCTGATGCTGACCCATGAGCAGATCGACCGTTACGAGGACCGCGTCCGCTCCTTCATCGGTGAGGAGAAGCCTAAGCCGCTTGCGGATGCCGCGCGTCAGTTCCTGAAGCAAGCGAACGACCGGGGGTCGCAGGGCGCGCACCCGGACGTCGTCCACCTTTACCGCTCGCTCGGGATCGCGTGTCAGATTGCGAGCGGGATCGCTGCGCTGCGCTCTATGGGCGTCGAGGACCCGAGTGCCATCGACGACAATGAAGTGCTTGAGCACTTCGGAGCGGCTCATTGCTACCTGATTGACCTCGGGGTGATGCGCAATGACTGAGAAAATCACGATCTCGATCTCGTACGCCTCCACGCGCCGCAAGGTGTACCGCGACCGATTCCGGATCCGAGTCTTCTCGCTTCCGGTCGATGACTGGAACGCGCTCGGGCGCACGCTTTTTGAGGAAGAGCGGTTGACTGCGAAGCGCGCGCGCTTGGAATTGGCCGATCTCGTGCGCGCCTACCCGGGAGCCACGGTCCAAGGCGCGGAGGTCCTCTCATGATTCACGAAGGTGCCACGCTTGAACTTGCCTCCCTTCTCCTCGCTATGCGCGAGGAGAGGGGGCGAGACGTAGACTTCCACGCCCGTCAACTCGCGGCATGGGCATCGGCGGGTTGCTTTCCCGATGTAGACGCTGCGCAGCATGCCGCTAACCGGGAGCATGAAGATCGGGCCCTCGCTGGGTTCTAGGGCAAACCGTGGCTCGGCTGGCGACCGTCAGTCGAGCCTAGGTGTGATCTGGAAAACCCGGCCTAAAGAGCCCGGTCCCTCTTTAGGCATAGAACCAAACTAGGCCGGATTTTTGACAGGAACAAAACATGAACACTGCCGCCGCTATCAGTCAAAAGCCCCAAAACGAGCGCGCCCGAATCGCTGGGGATCTGGCCGTGTCTGTCGATACAGATGAAAACTTCACCACATGGCGCTTTTGCGACGGATCCGAGCTCATCCTAGGCGCATCGGGATCTTGGCTTGTCTACGCTAAGGCGCTTCTCACCTTTGGAGATACGCCATGAATACCGAGCCGTCGTATGACCTCTGCGACCGTTGCTACAAGGCGGTGCGCTAGTGGGTGCGGATATCATCAGCAAGAGCAAACGCGCGCGCACGCTCCGGCGTACGCCTCGCGCGCTTTGGTTGGCGCTTTGCCGCTCGCAAGGCGCCAACCCTAACGGCGCAATTATCTACCGTGGGCCGTCTCTGATTGACGGGGCTCCGATCGTCGTGGTTGCCACCGGACTTACGGTCGGGTCGGCTAACGGGAAGACAGGTGCCATGGTCCAGACCTACGTTCTGCGGGATAACGGGCGCTCGCCGATGGACAACGTCCGCTCTGGTGATGACGTGTCGATTTGCGGTGCCTGTCCGCATCGGTTGAACCCGGAAACTGGCAAGCGCTCGTGCTACGTGACGCTGGCCCACGGGCCCCGATCGGTTTCGGCATCGGTCAACAGAGGACGATATGTAGACTCGACCGATCCGGACGGCCCGGAGGCTGCGCTCGTGCGCGAACTCGTGCGCGATCGGCCCCTCCGCCTGGGTACCTATGGAGACCCGCTCGCTGCCCCCGTTGCGGTTTGGGTGCCGCTTATCAACGTCTCTGCGCGCTGGACCGGTTACACGCACCAGTGGAAAGAAGAACAAAACCACGACGCGCGCGCGATCGTTATGGCTTCGGTTGACTCTGAAGCGGAAGCAGCTGAAGCGCGCGCTATGGGTTGGCGATACTTCCGCGTTAGGTCGCGGGGCGCGGACCTGATTGAAGGGGAGATCGATTGCCCTAGCGCACGCGGGGTAGCGTGCGCTGATTGCGGTCTCTGCAGCGGCAACGCTACTCGGGCCCGATCAATCTCGATCCCTGCTCATGGTGCGGGCGCTAGCGCGTTCGATCTCATTCAGATTGGAAAGGCGGTTAACTGATGACCAACGATGACTGGGTCGCCTTGGCCCGAGAGATTTACTCTGATGACGATTTCGAGATCGACCCGATCGATCCCGAAGAGGATGTAAGCCCGATTGTATGCCCGCCGGGTTCGCCCAATACAGGGGCGTGGGTGAGAATCTGGGCCTACGTTGCCCCGCCCGACGGCGAGTGAGCTTAGCCCCAACAGGAGGATGAGAGTATGTATCGCGACCGAAACCGAATTCAGGCGCCGCTTGATCCGCCGGAGGATGCCGGGCTGTGCGTCGATTGTGGAGACGATTGCCCGATCGACCAAGAGCGCTGCGGGGACTGCGAGAGGGATTTGGAGGACTACCTCGCGGATTGTCTTTACGACGAAATGCGCGACGACGACGACTGGCGAGAATAGCAAGGTTCGGGCTAGTGCTGGGTCGACACCCAGCACTAGCACCGGCTAGGCCGGGCCAGTTGAGGTCGAGCAGCGGCTGTGACCCAGGGCACAGGAGCTACTTTCCAAGACCCCACACCGTGCTCGAGGTCACAGGCCGGGAGTACATCACAGACAGGGCGCGCGCTTTTGGCGAAAATCGCTTTCGCGCGCACACGAAAGGAAACGCACGTATGACCAAAAAAAAGTGTGGCGAGTGCCGACTCCGTCCTGAGCTGGAAGACATCGGACTTTGTCGCCCGTGCCTTGACCGGCTCTCCAGGGAACACGAGGCCGAAATGATGCGACGAGAGATTGCGGCCAACCAGGGAACGATCCTTGGCTATGACCTCGACTAACCACAGGAAGAACACGATGACCTACCGAACCTTGCCCGAGGCCGAGAAGAAGGCTGAACTTGATCGCGTCCGGTCGGGCGGAAGCCCGACCGCAGTGCGCTGCACAGACTGCGGGATGACAATGCGCCTTATCAGCAAGTCGCTCAGAATCGATAGCGACGGGTACACGTATTGCGCGGAGTGCTGCACCGGGGGTGGCACCGATGGCATTTAGGCACGATTATCCGAAGGCCGGACAAGACCACACCCAACCCGGTGCGGGCGGGCACAGGCTCGACGTATTGGGCAACGGCCACAAGCTGGGCAGCTACTCGCTGGACGCGGTGTTGTGCGTCAAGGCAAACGGTCCCGCGAAGAACGTCTCCGCGCTGGCGAGCATGGTTTGGGTTGCGCGCACCGGCGGCCTCGAAAAGAAGCCGGACGGCTGGCAGGCGCAAAGCAGTTGTCGGCTGTTCTGGGATGTTGACTCCCCATTCTGGGTGGCCGAGCGGAAGAGCGCGCGCGAGCTTCGGGATCCGTGGAAAGGGAGGCCCCCGGCAACAATTGACGAAGCCCTCGCGAGAATGCAGAGCGGGCCCCTGTACCCGGATGACATGGTTGACGCGTGGATCCCGCCCCGCGTATCGGAGCGCCTGTTCTACCGGTACGCGGATGGATCGATCGGGCTCAGCGACTACGGCGAGGCCGTGGCCGAGAGCCTCGCGGCCTCGCGAGACCTCGCGCTCTGGGAGGTGACCTGATGAGGATCAGGTCCGCCACGCCGCCGGGTTTTGCGCGCGCCTTCTTCGAGGCAAACCCCTGAAGGGGGCTGCTGTGAACTACTTTACTTGCATCTGCGAACTAAAACATCGGGAGGACCAATGCGAGCGCTAAAGAAAATCGAGCGACTGAGCGAGCAGCTAGAAGCCGAAAAGAAACAGCGGAAGATCGACCACAAGCGGGTCAAGCGGAAGACGCGGGCCGCCCTCCGCCAGATAGATGAGGCCATCTCTCACTCGCTGCAGGCCCTTGCGGGGGCGCGCGTGGCGCTCGCAATGGCGAGCTCGGTCAGCGACGCGCCAGAGGCGCCAGGCTCGGACGTCTGGCTGACGGCGGAACAGGTGTGCATTGTCCTCGGCGGGATCTCCTACTCGTGGCTGAAGCAGCTAGAGCAGGAAGGCCGGTTCCCCCGAGGAGTCACCTTGGAGAAGGTGGACAAGACGCGCAAGTTCCACAAGCTGAGCTGGTGTATGGAGTACCTGGAGCGCGCGTACAACGACGACCCGGAGGCGTTCGCCCTCGCGCTCCTCCGCCGGGCGCGCAAGAGCAAAGAACAACTAGAAATCCACCGCGCGCGCCGAGAGATCGAGGACCAAGAGGCCGAAAGGAGCGGCTTGGGCGTGATGGAGCTCACAGGATCAGAGGTGTTCTAGACTTGTGGACTGCACACGCGTGTGCAATAAGTGTTTCAGCAGACGACGGAGAGGACGAGCATGGATTGGTCACACGGTGACATCGCGCCAGATACCGGCTGGGCTCTGGTCGACCACGACTTCTACACGGACGGCGTATCGCGCCTGCCTCGCGCCTCGGCGGTGGTGGCGCGCGCCGACCCGGCAGGAAGAAAAGGCCTAGCCGACTTCAAGCTGGTCGGCAAGCCTGAGTCGACCGGGGTCTGCAAGGGAATGCAGGCCGCGCGCGTGGGGGATGAGGCCCACCGCATCATCTACCACGCCCAGCTCGGCGAGGTTGTCGCGCCCATCGCGCCCTACCGTGACTTCGCCATGGACGTGTCGACGGCGCTCGCGTCGTGGCAGGTCTGGCTCTCCCGGGACGTGCTCGTGTGGGCCCCTTGGGCTCTTGAGTACACCATCGGGTCCGAGGCCATGGGCGCGGCGGGCGCGGTTGACGCGCTGGGTATTCTGCAGATGAGGGACTGGGACCGTCCGCGCCGCGCGCTGGTCGACTGGAAGACGGGCAAGCCCGGCAAGAAAGACCACGTCAAAAACGCGCTCTACGACGTCATCCTCCGCCGCGAGTACGGCATCGACATCGAGGCGCTCGTGTGCGTCTACCTCAACAAGAGCCGCCGCCAGGCGACGACGACGGTTCTATTCAACGACATGAAAGAAACCGAGATGGTGCGCGCCTGCGCCATCCGCAAGGCTACAGGGATTCTCTAATGACCAAGAACAACAACACCGGCCTTCAGCTGACCACCATCGAGGACCTCGGGATGTTCGCTCGCGCGGCGAAGGAGAGCGGATTCTTCCCCGACGTCAAGGCGGCGGCGGCGGGCGTCATCAAGATCCAGTGGGGCGCTGAGCTGGGCATCGGCCCGGTCACGGCGCTGACGGGCATCCACAACATCAAGGGGAAGCTGGCGATGTCGTCGACGCTGATTTCGTCGCTCATCAACCGCCACCCCGAGTGCCACTATGAGGTGGTCGAGATGACCGACAAAGCGGTGGAGCTCCGCTGCTACCGCAACGGGAAGCCCGTCGGCCCCTCGCGGTTCACCATCGAGGACGCGAGGACTGCGGGCGTCCTCGGTAACTCGACGTGGACGAAGTACCCGCGCAATATGATGATGGCGCGCGCCATCTCCAACGCGGCCCGGTGGTACTTCGCGGACGTGTTCGACGGCGCGCCCGCGTACACCGCCGAGGAGCTGGGCGGCAACGAGCCGGAGGTCGACATCGCCCTCGCGGAGCAGATCGTGGAGTCCGCGCAGGCCGCGAGCGCCTCCGAGGTCTACGAGGCCGAGGTGGTCGAGGAGGCCGAGTGGAACCCGCCGGACCTCGGAGAGGACCGAGACCGCGTTGTCAGCTACTTGAAGGCCCTGCGCCAGTGCGACACCGAGGAGGAACTCAAGGCGACAATGCAGGAGCACTCAGCGAGCCTGCAGGGCCTGCAGGGTGTTGGCCGCGAGATCATCCGCTGGGAGTGGAACCTCGCCCTCGCGACCGCCAAGGGTGACCAGGAGCGCCTGAACAAAATGAACGCAAACGAGGTCGCGGTGCTGTCTTGGGCCCAAGCTGATGCGCTCGTTGAGGGGACCCGATGAGGTACCGCTGCAGGTCCTGCAAATACCTCTCTGGCACCGAGTGCCGCCGCCATCCGCCGGCGTTCAACATGGCTCAGGGGCGCGCATTCCCGGTGGTCCGCGACGACGACTGGTGCGGGGAGCACAAGCTCGAGCGCAAGGCGCCGGAGCTCCCCATCCAGCCGAAGAAGCCCGCCTGGCCGGGTGCGCGCCCGGACGACGCGGTCCCGACTGCGTCGCTCCTCAAAGGCAAGTACGACGGCCACCTCGAGGACCACCACCGGCGGCGCGTGATCGCCGGCCTGCTCGAGTGCCTCAGCGAAGCCATCAGCGGCGACAGGGGGCGGCTGGCCTGGACCAAGACCAACCTCGAGCCGCTGCGGCAGGCGCTCGATTCGCGGATGACTCCGAGCTACATCGCCAAGGCCTGCTACGGGTGGCTCTACGACCCGAGCGGCTGGTGGAACGGGAAGCTCGAGGGTGAGCGCAGCAAGGACCCGAGCACGAAGCTGGTGGTCAAGCACGCGATCAAGTTCCACCGCTGGTATGAGGAGCAGACGATGCACGACGGGACAAAAGAAGAGAGGCCCGCGTGGCTGAAGGAGGTGCGGGGGTGAACGTATTCAAGCAGATGATGCACCGACGGAAGTGTCCGTCGTGCGGCGACACCTTCGAGATGATCAAGTGGGCGCCGAAGGATGTGACCTGCGTGGGCTGTAGCGACCACGCGCCGCAAGAGGATGACTCGGACCCGCACGTCTACGCGGAGCGGGTGAGGATGCGCGGCCTGATGGACCAGAAGCACGCCCGCGACGCTATCGGGCTGCGCGCCGGCGAGGACCCGGTGCTGCGTCAGGATCCCCCCTACGAGTACTCGGCGGGCGCTGTCAAGCTCTACCTCCGGGCGCCGGAGCGGTGGACCTTGATTCTCAGCGGGAGGTCTGGCAAGGGCAAGACGGTTGCGGCCTGCTACGCCGCATGGGTGTGCGCCGGTATCTTCATCCCACGGCCCGCCTGGACGCGCCTCGGGGCCCTCGAGCGGGACGTGGTGGCGAAGAACAGTCTCCACGCCCAGGAGCGCGCCATCTCCGAGCGGCCAAGTCTGGTGGTCCTCGATGACGTGTTCGCCGTCGACAAGGGTGGCAAGCCGGGGGATGACAAGTGGAGCTCCGAGGTGGTCTGGCGGATCGTCCTCGAGCGGCACGCGGCCAAACGGCCCACGATTCTAACCACAAACGCCTCGGAGGAGGCGCTGGACCTGGCCTATGGCACGAAGGGGAGAGCCATCCTCGAGCGTGCGAAGGCTGGACACGACGAGAACGGAGCGCCTTGGAAGGGCGGCTTCGTTGAATGCCTGTAAGGAGGGCAAAGATGAGCAAGGGTGTAAACAAGGTCATCATCATGGGGAACCTCGGGCGAGACCCCGAGGTTCGATTCACCAAGAGCGGGACCGCCGTCTGCAACATGCGGGTTGCGGTCACCGAGCGCCGCAAGAACGGCGACAGCTGGGAGGACCACACCGAGTGGATCGACCTGGTCGCCTGGGGCAAGACTGCCGAGAACTGCGGCCAGTACCTCGCCAAGGGGCGCCAGCTCTACGCCGAGGGCCGGCTCCAGACCCGCAAGTGGCAGGACAAGAACGGCCAGGACCGCTACTCCACCGAGGTCCACTGCCAGTCGGTGCTCTTCCTCGGCGGCGGGCGCGGTGACTCGGCGCCCGCGAAGGACGGCGACTCCTTCATGGACAACGACCAGTTGGGCTTTTGATGGGCAAGGCAGAGCGAGAGAAGGGCAAGCGCATGGAGCGGTGGGTGGCCGGCGTCTTCAATGACGCCGGCATCCTCGCGAGGCGGACGGGCTGGATGCAGAGTGAGGAGACCGACCAAGAGGTACAGGACATCATGCCTGCCATCCCGGACGTCTCGACCGGCCCGTTCGCCGTGGAGTGCAAGCACCGCAAGGCCCACCAGCCGTGGAGCGCGCTGGCGCAGGCTGAGGAGGTGGCGCGCAAGGGACAGATCCCCATCGCGGTACTCAAGCGCAAGCCCCGGGAGAAGGTCCTCGTCGTGCTCAGCCTCGAGGACTTCCTCGAGATGGCGAAGGTCTACGAGGAGGGCGTGTGAGCCTCGACGTCCCCGACATCGAGCCCTACCGCAACCCGCACCGGCACGCCGACCCGACGGACGGCGTGCTGGTGCGGTGGGCGAACGCCAACCAGATACCTGTCCCGGGGAACTGGTGGGCCGGAAAGGGGCGCCTCAAGGACACGGCCAGGCGCTCCATCATGCAGCGCCTGGGCATCCCCAAGAGGCTGTCACCAGACCGCGCGGAGGGCCCCCTCGAGGGCGACCGCTAGGTAGCAGACCACCCAGACCGCAAGGGGCTCAACGATGACCCGGTTGGTGAACACCCACCAGCCGGGTCTTGTCGCCCACGGTAGCGCCCTGTCAGCCCTCGTAGCGCCAAAGGCGGACCAGGAGAGGCAGGCGGCGATACAGCCGCTCAGAGGGGCGCTCAGGCCGCACCAGGCCACAACCCACCACACCACCCAGCCGCGCGTGACGCCCTGGGCGATCATGGTGGAGAGCATCCATCTCAGCCCAGGCGGATTCCGCCGGCCGAGAGGTCGCTCATGTCCGGCTTCCTGCCGTTCTCTTTCGTGAACCATTTGATGGCCTCCACCTCAGCCTGACGACGCGCTGAGCCGCCGTCCATTCCCTTGTCGACGCCCACCCGCGTGAGCTCTTTCACCTTGGCCGCGAACGCCTCGTGTCGAGCACGGACCTCCTCGCGGACGCCTCGCTGCTCCGCCGGCGTGAGGCCGAGGGCCTTCTCGATGCGGTCCGGGCTCCAGCCCGCTTTGGCGAGGGCCTCCGCCGCGTCGATGCGGGCCTGGCGGTCCGAGCCCCAGCCGCCGGCGACGTGGCTCACGATCTTGCCGTTCAGTGCCCGTTGGTTTTGCGAATCCATCGCAGGTACTGGTCGGCCACCTTCCGGTGCCGGTGGTCGTTCTCCAGCGCGTGCTCCAGGCGAACCCTCGCCGACTCCCTCAGCGCCTCCAGCTCGTGCTCCTCCAGCGAGCCCATCATCTCCGCTCGGGCGATCCACCACATCTGGTTGTCGTACCGCTCCACCGGCGAACTGGTCTGCTGAACTCTCCAGGGAGGTGTGTCCCGCTTTGCCGCCTCCCTGATGCTGGCCTCCGACATCGGAACCTGCCTCGACTCGCTCGAGTCTGGCGGCGAGCTGCTGGATGGCGGCGAGGATGGCTTCTTGGTCACTCACTTCTGCTCCTCGAGGTGGCGCGCCCAGCGCTCCTCGTTGATGGCCTCCCGGGAGGCGCGGATGGCGTCAGCGAACGGGCGCGCAATCTCCTTGAGCTCGTGGAGGTCCTTGCCCTTGGAACACCGCAGGATGTCGTTGAGGGCCTGAGGACGCCACGACCCGGCGATGTCCGGAGCCTCGACGAAGAACCACGGACACCCACCGTCACGAGGGTCGAGACGGTCCTGCGACGCAGAGAGGTGGAGGATGTGGTCGCCCACCCGTAGACCCGTCGGGTTGTGGTCCGCGTGGTAGAGCATATCGATGGGGAAGTCGTCGGCGATGTCCACGATCTCGAACGCGAGGGCGCGCAGGCTGTTCTCCCGCACCGACGCCAGGCCAGTCCCCGCCATGACGTCGCTCGAGACCGCGCGCACCAGCAGGCACTGCGACCGCGCGCGCATCAGACCAAGCTCGGCCACGAGATGGATGCCCTTGTAGTACGGGTCCCAGCCGCTGGGCGGCTCGTCGGGGCCGTCGGGCCAGTACTCGCGCTTTTGCTTCACCTCCTCGACGGGGACCTCGTCGCCGTCGGGGTTGAAGCTCTTGATGATTCCGCGGGTGCGCTCTTCCATGTGTGCCTCCTAAAGAAAGGGCGCCCACAATGGACGCCCTTCCAGCACGTTTTCAAGGGGGGGGAATCCCATGACCAGACACAGGTGTAGCATCACCTGCGTTGGGCGGTCAACTCTTCTTGGGTGCTGCCTTCTTCGAGGACTTCTTCTTGGCCTTCTTGGCCGGGACCTTCGGGTTGCCCTCGGCCGCGGGGACCGCCTTGACCTGCGGAGCGAACCGCGGCTTGGGCGCCGGCTTGGGCGCCGGCTTGGGGGGCTCGTCCTTGCCGACCGCGCGCGCGACGGCGGCGGCGCGCTTGGGGGTCGACGGCTTGGGCGCGAGGATCTCCGCGACCTTGGCCTCGAGTTCCTCGGCGGGAACCGTGTTCAGGTTGCCGACCTCGAGGTGCGCGACCACGGGGTGGCCGATGACCAGCTGGACGTTCTCGCCGTCACGGTGGAGGTAGTCGAGCTTGACCAGCTGCCGGATGGCCTCGAGGCCGACGGCGGGGTCCATACCCAGCTTGGCGCACAGGTCCTTGCGGCTGAGCGGGAGGCCGATGGCGCTGCCGACGCGACGCTGGCGCTTCACCATCGCGATGAGGACGACCTTGGCCTCCTGCATCATGATGGTCTCGCTGCAGCTCAGCACCTCGTCGAGGGTGAGGGGGAGGTTCTTCACTTTGCTCATTGACTATTCCTTCGGATACGGAAGCGGCGGCGGCGGCGGAGCCTGGCCGATGTGGAGGAACTGCTGCAGGACCTGAGCAACCTGCGGGTCGCTCTCGGCCATCTGCCCGATCTGCTGGGCGGCCTGGACGCCGGTGCCCATTCCCGGGGGGATCTTACCCATCGACTCGAGGGCCGACATAGCCATCTCGAACTTCTGCGGGTTCTTGACGAGGCCCTTCACCGCCATCGCGGCGAGGCCGGCGCCCACGCCCGCGGCCATCCCGGCTGCGCCTCCACTCATGAGACCAAGGCCGGCCGGGACAGCCAGCTTCCCGAGGTTGCCGCCGGCCTGCTCGATTCGCTCCGCGCCGCGCATGACTGCACCCGGCTTGCCGGGCAGGCCGGAGAAGCCCTCCTTGAAGCCCCCCCACATCTCGGACGCTCTCTCGAGCGGCCCGGAGAGCGGGGTTCTGATGGGCTGCTGCGACGCCTTAAGGAGGGCCAGCTCGTCCTGCATCTGCCTCAGGGTCATGCCCCCGAGCCCATGCTTGCCCGCGGCCTGCTGAACAGCCTCGTGGGTCTCGACCGCGCGCAGGGTGTCGAGCGCGTCCGCCCGCTTGCCCCACAGGTCGAACTCCGCCTGTTGGCCGAGCGGCCCGGGACCATCGCCCCACTCCGTCTTCATGTTGAAGCCCATGTCGACTTCGGGGGGCTTGTTGATGCCGGTGACCGCGTCCGGGGTCTGGAACCCGGTGACGGGGTCGGGCACCCGCTTGCCTCCCGGCGGCGGCGCCGCCCGCTTGCCCCGACCCCAGAATGCGTCAGTGCCGAGATCGACCGGCGGCGGCGGCAGGTCGGGCTGGCCGGCCATCTTTCGCTCGAGCGCCTTGGCCGCGGCGATGTCCGGGGGGACCAGCGACTCGATGGCGTCCGCCTGCTGGAGGATGGCCTGCTGTCGAAGCTGCGCCAGCTCGTCAGGCGAGAACTTGGAGGCGGCGTCGATCTGCGCGTCGGAGAACTGGCCGCGCAGGTCGTCGATGCCCTTGCTGACCTTGGCCTCCTTGGCGGCGGCGTAGTGCGACGGGTTCGCCCGGGGGATCATCTTCCTCGAGGCGCCGCGCGCCAGCTTGGCCGCCGCCCCCACGCCGGAGGCGCCGAGGGTGGCGACATCGGAGGCGGCCATCATCTGCCCGTACGGATCCTCTCGAGACAGGGCCCCCACGCGGCTCGGGTCGGCGCCTCGCGCCACGCCGCCGACGGTGCCGCCAGCGATGCCGCCAGCGATGCCGCCGACGTCAACAGGGTCCGAGTCGCCGATGGCGTACTTCCGCTTCGTGTAGTCGAGCCCGATATCATAGAGCCCCTTGGCGGTCTTCTCGGCGAACTCCGCGCCCCGCGCCAGGGTGCCAGGGTCACCCTTGTCGAACCCAAGCCAGCCACGGACCTTGTCGCCATAGCCGAGCCGGTCGGCCGTGGCGACGAGGAGGTCCTCGGCCATGTTGGCTCCCCCCCCAGACATCGCTGCTATGCCCATCGGGCCCATCGCTGCGGTGCCGACCACGCGGGCCGCGCCGCGGGCGACGTCGTCAGAGCCGAAGTCTTGCCACCCCTTCTTCGCCTGCTCGATGCCGGGAGCAGCCGCCGCCTCGAAGGACTCGACGAAGCCGGTGGGCTTCTTCTTCTTCTTCTTCTCTCCGGTTGCGGGCGCGTCCTTGGCGGGCGGCGCGTCCTTGGCGGGCGGCGCGGGCTCGCCGAACTCCTCACGGAGGTCCTCGATTTCGTCCTGGAACTCGCTCATTGGTTAGCCCACAGCCTGAGAAGGAGGGTTGACAGATCGCGACGGCGATCACGGGGAAGGGACTCAATCTTCCCGATGCCGCCGAGCTCCTTGATGGCCGCGGTGGCTGTTTCGCGCGCCTCGCCATGCAGGAGCTTGAAGCGCTTCACCAGGCCAACCGGATCGGTGTAGTCCCGGCCATAGTGGTCGACGCTGCTGGGGCTGAGGATGAAGTTCTCAGCCGCGTCGCGGCGCATCGCGCCCAGCGTCTTACGGTAGTGCTCCCGCGTCCCGAGCATGAGTCTGCGAGCCGTGTCTTCGTCCTGGGCCTGGTTGCCGGTGAACTTCGCGACCTTCAGCTGCTCCTGGTAGGGGGCCGCCGCGCCGGACGCCTCGCGGAGCGCGAGGTCGGCGGTGCGAGCCATATCGGCGATGGCGCCAGACAGCTCCGGCGGATCCATACCAACGGACATGAAGACGCCGTTCAGCCATGCCTTGAACCGGCCCGTGTCGACGCCCTTGTCGAGAGAGCGAAGAGCCTTATCCGCCGCGATGAGGACCTTCTCGTTCTTGGCGAACTCCTTCTGCTGTGGCGAAATCTTCACCTCGCCGCGAGGGCCCTTGGGCACGCCCCAGCCGAGATGGCGACCGACCTCGTCAACCGACACACCGACAGGGCCAACGCCGAACACGGCCTTGCCCTTGCCTACGACAGAAGCAGCCTTGAAGGAGGCGCCACGCGGGATGCGATCCCCGCCGCCGATCGTCTTCTGGCCCCGAGGCTCCCATGGGCCCGTCACGGGCGGGCGGTTCTTCTTGTCGATGTCCGCCTGCTTCCCTTGGAGGCCGAGCAGGCCAGCCTGGGTGTTCATCTGGTCGACCTTCCAGGCGTCGAAGGCCTTCTTCGCCGCGTTGTAGGCCTGGTCCTCGGTCATCCGGGCGCCCATCTCCGCGCCCTCGGCGTTCCAGTTGGCGGTGCCGAGGATGTTGGAGATCATGTCGCCGCCGAAGCCGGCCTTGTTGGCCCGCTCGAGGTACTGCTCGAAGCTCTCGGCCATCGTGGGCGGGACGTCGCGGAACAGGCTCTGCCCGAGCTCCTTGCCGGCGACGCCCTCGCCGGCGAAGCCCAGCTCGGCCCGGAGCATCGGGACCTTCTTCAGGCGGAGGTCGAACATCGACCCCTGGAGGCGCAGGGGGTTGTTCGCCCGGTTGTAGGCGTTGGCGAGGTTCTGGGCCTCAATCATCCCGCGCTGCCGGTCGAGGTAGTCGGTCTCCCGCTGGTTGATGATGCGCTTGTTCTCGACATTGTACGGGTGGAGATCCTCGAACTTTTTCGCCTCGCGCATGGCGGCAGCAGCAGCCTCGTCCGCCCGCTGGCCGGCGATGTCCTGCCGCTGCGTCTCGCCCTTCCGGCGGAGGGCGTCGTCCTGGATCTGACGCTGCATGGCGTCCAGCTGCTGGAGCCCCTGCTGGAGCCCCTGCTGCATCTGCTGGCCGCGACGCCCCGTCTCTTTGGCGCGGCGTCGCTCTTCCTGGAGTTGGCGAAGAAGGCTCATCAGGACAACCTCACGAAGACGGACGCGACATAGCCGGTGTCAGGGTTCTTGAAGGCGCGCTCCTCCCACTCGACACCGGCTTCATCAGTGAACCGCGCCGGGTTGCCGACGGGCTGGGTGTAGCCCTGGGCGCGCGCGCTTCCCTCGTCGGTGAACTGGCGATCGGTGGATGCCGGGACATGGCCGCCGAATCCCGAGGGGCCGCCCTGCAGCCCGCCGGTTCCTTCGCGCATCGCGTCGAGGTTCGCCTGCTTGGCGGCCAGCACGCGCTCCTCGGGCGTCGTGTAGCCGCCGCCGCCCTCGCCCTGCATGGCCGCCATGACCTCCTCAGGGGAGACGCCCATCTGTTCGGCGATGAGGCTGATGGTGATCGCGTCCGCGATGCGGCCGCGCTCGAGGTCCTCGCCGCGCATGTAGGCGTCGAGGCCCGCCTCGCGCATGGCCCGCTCCTCGGCACGCGCGCGGTCCTGGTAGCCGAGGATGGCCTCGGAGGCCTGCTGGCCGGCGGCCCGGCGGATGTCCGCCTCGCCGGCCTGCATGGCTCCGCTCGAGGCGAGCCCGGCGCGGCCCATGCCCGCGCGGGCGTCGCGCAGGCCCATCTCGGTTTTGTCCTGGATCATCTCCCGGATGAGGGCCTCGGCCTCCTCGGTGGGCACGGTGCCGGTGAGCATCTCCTCGATGTAGTCGTTGGCCGCAGCCTCGGGGTCAAACGGGGGCGGCTCGTTGATGACGTTGTCGAAGCCGGGGTTGCTGATCTTCACCCCGGTGGTCGGGTCGATAATCTGCTCGCCGACCATGCCGCGATCGAAGTTGCCAACGGCCGCAGCGAGGTCGGGGGCCATGCGCCCGGTCGGGTACGCATTGTCGGCCGGCGGTCGCCCGGTGATGTTCTGCAGCGGGCTCGTCTCCATGCGCCCCGGATCCATGCCGCTCATCGCGGTGCGCGTGTTCATCGCGCTCTTGGTCCCGCCAGAGTAGGTCGCGCTGCCCACCATCGGCGAACCCTGCGTCATGCGGGTGCCGGCCGTGGTGGGGGACACCGTCTTCGTGGCGTACGAGGTGTTGCTCGCGGGCGTCGGCGGGGCCGTCTTCGCCTGGTCGAGCGCCATGCGCATCTCGTCCTGCTCGAACTTCATCTTGTCGCGGTCGTACTTCTCGTCCGTCGTCTTCGTGCGAGTCGGCGAGACCGAGCTGTACTTGGTGGTGGAGGGGACGTAGACCATGGGGGACTCCTATCAGATCCAGTATAGAACGACTACCTGGCGCTGGTCGGCTGCGACATCCGTGTTCCCGGAGTAGTCGAAATAGACCTTCCAGAAGTCCGACGGGTCCGCCGGGTCCTTGCCGGTCATCGCGTCGTTCACCACGTTGCCCTGGTTCTTCGCGGTGGTGGTGGCGTAGTTCAGCTCATCGTCGATGACCTGGTGGTTGACGTCTGTCAGCATCCCCACGTCCGACACATTCAGGGCGTCCCCCGTGGCGTAGTGGTCCCACGAGTATACCTCACCCCCATCACCGGCGGGGATCTTGTCCTCGTTGTTGATGGTGCTAGTCACCGTGTTCACATTGTCGCTGCGACGGTGGACGGTGATTCGCGTCAGCCGCCGGTTCGCGGACGCCTTCTCGGCGCCGGTCGAGGCGTTGAAGTTGTCGTCGAAGTTGGTGTCGATGGCCGCGTAGGTCGTGGCGCTCGGCTCGTCGGTGCGCAGGCCGAGGGTCGGCAGCTGGTTGGACCCGCGCAGGGGGCGGTCGGTGAGGTCCTGCAGGCGGTCGACATCGAGCCAGAGCACGACGTCAAGGCGCTCGACGTCGTAGGTGGCGTTGTCAAAGGTGGCCGTGAGGACCACCTCCTGGCCGGCGTCGATGCGCATGTCCCGCGAGAGGATCACGGTCGCGTCGGTGTCCATGTCGGTGCTGGTGACCTCGATGTCCTTCCAGTTGCTGATGCCCGTCGCTGACACCGTCATCACGTTGCTTCCGCTCGTGGTGAAGTTGGCGACGACCTCCACGCCGCGGATCATGGTGGCGAACGGCGGCTTGATGATCATCGTCGCCAGGCCGGCATAGGTCCCAACAGACGTACTGGTGAACGGGCCGAAGTCGATGATGCACGGGGTGCGCATGTACCGGCGGTTGACGATGTCCTGTGCGTCGCGCCGCAGATGGTTGTACGCGTCCTCGACACGGACGTGGTCGAGGACCTCGTCCGTTCGGAACTGGTGTCGAGCAAGAACCCTCATCGCCGCTGCCTCACTTTCAGCGCGAGGTGCGCGCTGATGTGACCGTGGGTGAAAGAGGTCGTGACCACCTCGACCTTGAGGCGGTACAGGACCCCCTTCAGGACCCAGTTCTTCTTTGCGGCTGCCACGTCCGTGAGGTCGAGGACGCTCGAGGTCTGGCCGGTCGTGGCGTCGGTGTTGCTCACGCTCATGTCGTCGTCGAGCAGGTACTTGGTGCCGCCGTCGGCCTCCTCGAGGGTAGCCTTGATGGTCCTCGAGGTCGCGGAGCCATGACCCCAGTCGTAGACGTGGATCGCCATGATCTCCATGTCGTCGTTGGGGCGGAAGGTTTTCGAGCGCTTGTGGAGCTCCGTCGTCGACGCGACGCTGAACGCGTCAACGTTGATGTAGTGAGGCCGGCGCCCGTCCTCGGCCGAGGCGGCCATCTCGGACAGCTGGTCGCCGAAGAGGCCGTTCAGGTCGGACTGGGTAATCGTCTGGCCGGATGAGATCGTCACGAATCAACCCCTCTGCTCTCCGCCACAAACTCGATGGTCGCCTGGCGGCCGATGCGCGTATCGCAATAGGCGCAGGATATCGTGACCAGGAACTCATCGCCGCGCTCATCAAACTCGGCGCGGTGCGAGCGCATCTGCGGCGGGCGCGAGACGTTCCCGGTGTTGTTCCACGTCGACGTGCCGATGACGGCGGCAACGGGGTCCTTGACGGGGCTGATCTCAAACAGCGAGTCATTCACCGCGACCGCAACCGTGTTCGCCGACTGGCCCCCGATGTCCGTCATGAAGTGGACGTGACGCAGGACGTGGCTCGAGGCGGGCGGCATCTCAACCCGGCCGATGAGTTCACCCGGCTTGCCGGTGATGCCGGTCTCGCTGGTTGAGTTGTATGCCCCGTCGTAGTTGCCGGTCGCCACGTAGGCGCCGTGCTCAAACACGATGACCTGCTCCCCGTTGGGCCGACGACAGATACCGACGACGCGCGAGGAGGCGTCGAAGTCCTGCCCCCACCAGGACTTGAAGCTGCGGTCAACGTCGGTGACGAGCGAGTATTTCAGGCCGCGCTCGGAGACGATGGGGCCGTCCTCGGCTGCGAACATATCGGCCGAGCGCCAGTCGGAGCTCCACACTGGCTCGTCGTAGGTCGATACGCCGCGCTCCATGTTGATGCTGACGCCCGCGCCCGGGTCCCGCGTCAGGCCCATGCGGAACCCCTCCCTGGTCAGCAGGTAGAGCTTGCCCTTGGCGATGCAACTCGAGCGGTAGGTGACCCCCTCGTAGTCCTGGATGTGCATCCAGCGCGCGCCGCTGTCGGCCACGTCGGCGCTCTCGAGGGCCTCGCCAGGGAAGCCCCAGACGCCCTGCGTGGTGACCGCCACGAGGAGGTCGTCGGCGGTCGCGTGGAGGCCGATGATCTTCCCCATGCGGTCGATGACGTTCGCGGCGACAAACGTCATCGGGTCGCCACCGGTGGCGGCGACGGGGTCGGAGATGTAGACGAGGTTGTCCTCGGCGATGACCACGCGGTTTGCCCACTTGGTGCAGAGACCCCGGGGGACCTCGACCGAGGTCAGGAAGCTGCCGGAGACCTTCTCGGCGATGCGGAGCCCGCCACCCACCAGGCCGCGGACGGTGGCGAAGTCGGGGCTCGAGATGACCAGGAAGCCGCGCTCGCCGATGAGGGCGTGGGTGACGTCGCGGGGGACGCGGTCAGCGTACAGGGGGAGTTCCTGGATCTGCACCCAGTCCTCGTCGTAGACCTTGATGCGCGCGTCGACCTGGTTGGACGTCGAGGACGTCTGCCGGTCAACGTCGACGATGTAGTGCCACGGCTCATCGGTGTGGTAGTTGAACACGCTGAACGCGGCGACCACGTCGCGTCCCGAGTCAACCGTCCACACCCGCTTCATGCCCGGACGCACGCGCAGCTGGCCGTCGTCGCCCAGCCACATGTTGCGGGACGACCACCGGCTGATGTCGACACTCACCTCAGTCAGCGGCATCAGCTGTACCTCACGAGGCGCAGGAGCTCGTTCTCGTAGGTCCAGCGGAGGAAACGGTCATGGCCCGGCAGGTCGCTCAGGGCGGGCGCGGGGGCCTCGGGCAGCATCCCGTAGACCGCCTCCGCCGCGTCACGGACCATCCACTCCAGGTCGCGGAAGCGGTCCTTGTCTTTGCGGGCCGCTTCCATCGCGGCGCGGGCGCACACCCACTCCTCGAAGGCGTCCCATGTGCCGGGGGCGTCCGTGACGGCGACGACGAGGGCCGTGCTCGTGGCGGCGGCCAGGTCGTGCTCGAGCTGCGGGACGCACATCACGTCGCATGTGTAGGTGTCGGTCGCGTAGAGGACCGCCTGATGCCAGGGGATGTACTCGATGGGCTCGCGATAGTCGGTGTCCGCGCGCATGACCGCCGTGATCTCCACGGGCGTCAGGGTCCCGAGCGCGGTGACCACGTCGAGGCCGCTGGAGGTCACACTCTGGCTGGTGAGCACGCGGGTGAACCGGTGCCCGCCGTTGGCGACGTAGAGGGTCTGGCACTTGGACAGGGCGCTCTTGATGTGGCGCCGCAGCTGCGTGTCCGACCAGCGGATGCTGTTCGCGTCGTCGAGGAGGTCCTCCCGGATGTGGGTAAGGGCCTCGGCAATCGTCATTCCCACGTTGTCACCTCGGGACGGAGATCATCGGTCGAGCCTTGATGCGGTGCTCGAACTCCTCGAGCATGGCGTTCTGGATCTCGGCCTTGCGCTCCTCGACCGCGCGCCGCTGGCGCTGCCGGTACTTCTGGACCTTGTCCGCCAAGCTCTCATCAGCCAGCTCGACCTTCGAGCTCTTGATGTTGGCGAAGTTGTAGTTGCTCATCATCCGCGCGACGCCGATGACGACGGGGCGGAGGACGGTGAAAGAGATGGGGCCGATGGGGATTCGCATCCGGATGCGCTCGCCGACGATGTACCCGCCCTCCCCCTCCTGCACGGGGTAGGGCGCGAGGCCGACGCGCCGGCCCTTGCGGTGCTCGGCGCACCGGCGGTCGAGCCAGCGCTTCATGCGGCGAGGGGAGAGTTCACGGTGCATCAGATGGCCTGCCCGGGGCGGAGCATCGGGGTGTTGCCGCCGAACCTCTTCCGGTTGCGAAGCTCGACCATGCGGCGGATCAGGTCATGCTCCTCGGGCGTCGCGGCGGCGCCAGTGTGCGCCCGCGTCACCGCGTCCTGGTCCAGCTGGCCGCGGGACGGGAAGCCGCCCATCGTGTGCTGGATCGAGCCGATCTCGCGCCGCAGGTTGCTCGCCTCGCGCGGGGCACCGTAGTTGTGCGCGTCCAACTCGCGCTGCTCTCGGCGGTTGGTCATAGCCGCGTTGGCGGCGTTGACGCCGGTCGCGACAGGGCCGATGCCGAGCATCTGCAGGATGTACTTGGTTGCCTCGTCCATGGTTGCCTCCGCGCTCATCCTACCAAAGAAAAGGGCCCCGTGTAGGGGCCCCTTTCATGGGAATGTTCCCGATCAGCCGGTGATGCCAGCGAGGACCGAGACGCCCGAGCGACGGGTGCAAACGAGGTTGCCCGCCTCCCACATGTGGACGTCGATGGCGAACTCGTTCTGGTCGACGTGAGCGTGCGGCGCGCTGGAGCCGAGCATCTGGCCCGGGCTGCCGTCGCGGTCGCTGTGGAGCGAGACGGTCTCGTTCCAGTAGAGGTCGCTCTCCGTGATCATGTAGATCTCGTCGTCGGGGAAGTTCTCGTCGACCTCGATGGGCTTGCCCTCGAACTCCGACTTGAGACCACCGCGGGCGTCGAGCTTCTGCCCGGGCATGAACCGGCGCTGGGCGAGGTTCAGGTCCGAGTAGCGCTTCTCGTTGAGGCTGTTCATGACGAGGCAGTCGAAGGACTTGCCGCGGCGGCGACGGTGGAGGACCGAAGCCAGGCGCATGTCGTCGATGGACAGGGTGCCGATGGACTCGTTGCGGTTAGCCGCCCAGTCGTTCGCGTTCTGCGAGAGACCGTAGAGGCTGGAGTCAGCCGCGACATCGTTGAGCGAGGTCGGGGCGTTGTCGTGGGCACCCTTCAGGTAGAAGGTGTCCGTCGTCGCGCGGGTGTCCGCGGCGGCGAAGGTGATGGTCGCGTTGCCCGACGCGGGGATGTCCACGTCGGTGATCTCGACCGTCTCCTGGTAGACGTCGGAGGTGTTGTAGCGGTCCACGACGGAGCCGACGCGGAAGCCCGAGGGATCCGAGACGGTGATGGTCGTGGTGCTGGGCACCGTCGCCGGCGAGCCGAGCGAGGTCTTGGCGACCGCGCGGCCACGCTGGCGGGCGATGTCCTCGGCCATGCTCTCGGTGTTCTCCTTGAACAGCGAGATCGCGTCGTTCACGTCCACGAGGGTCGCGACGGCGAGACGGCCGATGCCCAGACGGGAGAAGAGCACCTTCGGGAAGAGGGTGCCGCGCGCGGGGGTCTTACCCTTCTTGTCGGGGAGGTTGCCGCCGTCGGCCAGGAAGCCGGTCGACGCCAGGCCACCAGCCTTGACGAGAACGATGATGACCTTGCCACGGTTCTTCCGCTTCTTGAGCGCCTTGCTCGAGAAGAAGGGGGCCATGAGGTTGGTCTGCTCGGTGACGAAGTCGTTACCGTAGCGGGCGAGAAGATCCTGCACATCAGACAGGGTGAGGTCACTGAAAGCCATCTGGCTGCTCCTTACTTGAGGCGCCCGTCACGAGCCATCTTCTGCTCGAGGAACTGGGCCATATCATTGGTCCGTGCCTCGTCAGCGTCCTGGCCCTGAGGGGCTCTTACGCGCCCACGCCCGCCTTTCAGTCGGGCGCTCCGCGGCGCTCGTTTCTGCTCTGCCTTCGCTCGCTTGGACTGTCGCAGGGCCTTGGCTACCTGCTCGATCCCCTCGAGGGTGTTGTGGCCCTCGTACGATGCAGCACGCAGGAGACCGACGTGGTCTACCCCGTACTTCCGCGCAAGCTCGCGCGACCCCTCAGACAACGCCTGGACCCTCTGCTGGACCTGGCGCTGCTGAATGACCTGCTGCTCCGCCTCATACTGTTGTCGGACCCGGTTCTGCTGCAGCTGGGCTCGCCGGAGTTGCTGCCGCATCTGGAAGTTCTCCAGCTCGGCAGGGTGGCGCTCGTAGCCGAGCTCCTCCCGCAACCTCTCCTCCAGGTTGGACGCATACGCCTTCCAATCCTCGGCTTCCGCTCGGTAGAGGACCGCCTCCTCGTTGGCAGCAGCGGCCTGCTGCTGGAAGTTGCGAGCGACGTCCAACGCCTCGTTGAAGCTATGAACGGCTGTCTCGCGCTCTTGGCGGGCCTCGTCTCGCTGCATCGCAAGACGCTTGGTCCGGCTCAGCGGCTGCTGCTCCGGCTCTTCCTCTGCCTCGACCTCGTCCTCTTCCTCTGCGGCCTCGGGGTCATCCTCGAGTTCCTCATCGAGCTCATTCTCGACTTCGGGCTCCTCGAGGCCCTCGGCCTCATCCTCGAATCCGTCCTCCGCCGGCGCCGGGGCGTCTGCGTGCTTCTTCTCAAGGAAGGCGGCCATCTCCGCGTCAGCGGGTACGGCTCCTGAGTCTGCGGTCTGGGTCTGGGCTTCTTCTTCCACCATCACCTCCGTGGCAGGCGCACAACATTGGCGCTCTCACCATCCGGTCTTTCGGTGATGGCAGGCTACACGACCAGTGTTGCGACATGCAACACCCGTGTTGCTACATGCCCGCGTCGTCAAGCCGGATAGAGCCGCCGGGCCGAATGCCCTTCTTGCGCTGGGCGTTCTCCACGATGCGCTTGACGGCCACGGCCTTCTCCTTGGCGGTCAGCTCCCGGCCCAGCTTCTCAACCATCCCTGTGAGGGCTTTGGCGAGCTTCTCGGCCCCCTTGATGCCCGATGCCTCGGCCAGGTCCTCGACCTCGTCGAAGTAGTCGTCGATGAGGTCGATGAACTCGAGGGTCTCATCGTCCAGGCCTTTGCTCTTGAGGAACTTCGCCAGGCGGGGGATCAGGAAGATGCCCGCGGCAGGAAGCAGGAAGGCGGCGATGCTGATGGCGATGACGACGGCGACGGGGATTTCCACGGCGGGCTCCTGGACTGAAATCATGGCGCAGAATAGCAGAAAGCCCCCCGCTGACCAGCAGCGAGGGGCCCCCTGGGTGCGAGCCTATCAGGCGCGCGAGGCGAGCTGGATGACCGTGAACTGGATGGAGTCCAGGTCCCAGTCGTCGCCGTTGGCGTCCGAGTCGACGCGGACGTCGAGGACGGCGCCGGCCTCGAGGGTCTGGACGGTCTGGAAGCCAGCGCAGCCCTTGGCGACCGCAGTGGCGTCCTCGGTGTAGGACGCGCCAGCATTGCTCGCGGCGGTGCCGTCGATGTAGAGCTGGAAGTCCATGATGTGGTCAGCCGCATCGCCCGCCCCCGAGGTGGAGAAGAGGACGAGGTAGACGCCCGCGTCCGTCACGGTGATCGAGCCGTCGGCGAGGGTGATCGTGAACTTGCCGCGATCGTCCGCGTCCGGGGACTCCACCTTGTTGAAGGTGGCGTCGCCGAGGGCGACGGCGGTGCCGGCGGCGGCGACGTCGAACGCGACCGGGGTCGACGGATCGAAGTACTCGATGCCGGCGAAGGGGATGCGGCCCTGAGAGAGGTTTCCTGCCATGTTTTACTCCTGCGCGCTGGGCGCGTTTTGGTTAGCCGAGCCCAGCGAGCTCGAGGACCTCAACCGCGAGGCTGAGGTCGGAAAGGGTGATCGCGTCGCCGTCGTCGGCGGCGTCGAACATGACCGAGATCTCCGAGTCCTTCGCGATGTCCGTGAGGATGTCGACGAGGCAGAAGGTAATCTCGATGCCGGCCGTGGCCTCGAGGAGGGTGCGGGTGTTGCCGGCCTCGGCGCCGTCAACGCCGACCTCGACGTGCATGATGTCGGCCGTGGCGCTCGTGACGCCCGCGCCCTGGATCGTGACCTTGGCGCGCTTGATCTTCTTCAGGCACTTGAGGCGCCCGGTGCTCACGTCGAAGCTGAACCAGTCGCCGAACTTGTCGGAGGAGTGGACGAGGGTGAACTCGCTGTCGACCGCCTCCACGGCCGTGCCGGCGGTGCTGACGGTGACGACGTCCGTCCCGGCCTTCATGGCGACCAGGGCTGACGGGCGAAAGGTGGGATCTGCGCTTGACATGGAGACTCCTTGCTTGTGTGAATCCTATACCGCAACCGGCCTAGTCGTCCAACCGAATGGCCGCCGCGCGAAGGTTTGGATATTTGCTCATCATCTGGGCCCAGGTCCACCACTTGGGGGCCTTGGGCACCTTGGTGAAGGTCCCGATGCCGCCGAGGCCTCGCCACCCCACGCCGCGCACGGCGTAGGCGTTGTTGCTCTCGAGGATGAGGACGCGCCCCCCGGCCTCGGTCTTCACGATGAAGAACGTGTGCCCGCGGGTCATGTCCTTGTTCCACCCCTGGGCCACCAGCCACGGCGTGGTCGGGTAGTCCTCTTCCGGGATGGGGTCGGCGAAGCCCAGCTCGATGGCCGCGTGGACCGGACCATACGGGTCGCCGATAGCCATGAAGGCCCGGTGGTGCTCGTCGTCCAGGTGGAGGCGGTGGTCCTTCTCCCAGAAGGCGCGCACAAGCATGGCCTCGACGAAGCAGCAGCAGTTGGTCTCGAGGGTCTCGCTGGTGTCCCCCTGGCGCTGCACGCGGATGCTCACGCCCGGGATACGCCATGGGTAGGTCGGGTTGTTCCCGTACTTGTACCGGCGGAACTTCCGGGCGAGCTCCACGAGGCGGTCCGGCGAGACGCTCATACGCTCCCCGGGAAGACGAAGTGGATGACCAGCCACCCAAAGAACCCGATGAGCCCCCAGACGAAGGCGACCCACCCGACCTGGCCCGCGCGCCCCGAGCGCTTGAGCCAGGCGCGCAGGCGCCAGACGTTCTCGCTGAGCGTGTCGCCCTCGGCCTTGTTCACCACGGTGAAGACCTCGAAGCCCACGCACAAGCAGAAGAGCACGATCCAGACTACAGAAGACCAGTTCACCTAGTAGTCCTCGAGAATGATGTCGAAGGCGGCCGACGCGGCCGACGTGCCAGATGCCGCCTCGGCTGAGACCCAGATGTCCGTCCTCTCCTGAAGCCTGATGACCGAGTCCAGGCGGAGATCGACCTGCCCCGAAACGCCACCAAACTGACGGAGGATGCGCTTGGCGCGAAACGGCGCCGACACAACATCGCCGAGCGTTCGCTGCCACACCCGGAAGGTCACCGCCTTGGAAGCCTCGGCCCGTAGCGACATGCGCTCAAGGTAGCCGGTCTTGTTGGCCGGTATCGAATAGAGCGCCAGCTGCGTCTGGCCGTACCCGGCCAGAATGTCAGCAACCAGCGTGCCCCCGGTGGTCTCGATGAGTATGTCCCCGGCGTTGTTGCCGGTGTACGTCCCCACCTCTACGACGTAGGCGCGGAATACGCGGATGAACGTGGTGGTGGTGGCCGCGCTCGCCGACGTGCCCGCGAGGGCAACGGTCTCGCTCGCCTCCTCCCAGTTTTCGTCAAGGCCCGAGATAAACACCGTCCTTGCGCCTGTGCCAGCGATGTCGTCATTGGCGTCGCCGCCCGCGCGAACACGGACCGCTGACGCCGCCGTCAGCCAGTTGTAGGTGCCGCCCGCAGCCCACACGTCCTCCTCCGTGGTCCCCACCGACGGGTTGGAGCCGAACTTGTTCACCGTGCTGACGCCGTTGATGCGCGACGCCCCCACGTCTACCCGGAAGTCCTGCACGACCCGGACGGGGAGCGCGTCGGACGCGCGCGCCAGAGCCGCAGTGCGGCCGGTCGGATGGGCGGAGCTCGCGAAGGCGTGGTAGATGGTCTGAATCGAGAGGGTGTTGGCCGCGGCCGAGCCGTTGGTGAACACGATCCGGAAGCGGTAGGCCTCGACACCAAGGCGCAGCGTCAGCGCCTCGTCGGCGAAAACCGAGGCGGTGCGAGCCGTGAACCAGCTGGTGCCGTCCTGCGAGAACTGCAGCTCCAGCCCCTCGAAGGCCGAGTCGGCAGACGACTCCACCACCACCGCGATTGACGCGTAGTCCTTCACGATGTCGGACTTCCCCGTGTACACGGCGTCCGCCGCGAGCGGCTCCGTAGTCGAGTTGCCAGTGCCTACAATGCCGGCCACTACTTCCTCCGGGGGTGGAACACGTCGATCTGACGCTCGACGCCCTCGATGCGCGCCTCGACGCGAGCGGCGTCCGCGTTGGTGAAGCGGCTGTGCTCGATGGCCCGGAGCCTGGCCTTGGCGTCGGCAAGGTCCTCCTCGATGCGGTCGACGCTGGCGTTGCGCACCGCGAGGTCGCGGGACATGCTCTGCACCGTGGCGTTGAGATCCTTCAGGGCGTCGCTCCAGACGAAGCCGCCGAGCCCGGTCCCGCTGAGGGCGAGCAGCAGGAGCCCGCGCTCCACATTGCGAATCAGTGCGTCCCTGGACTCGGTGGCGTCAGACATCACCCCTCCCCGAATCGGTTTGCGAAGTAGTCGTAGACAGCATCCCGCTCATCAGAGGTGAGTGCGATGCCCGGGTAGAAGCCCCAGCTCTGGATCCCGCCGTTGTACTCGTCGCCGCTCATGAACATGGAGTGGTTGGTCCGCAGCGTCTCGCTCGCGCCCGCGCTGTTCGCCGTCCAGGAACTCCCGGACTCGAGGGGGCGGATGTACATATCGTAGTTGCCGCCGCCGGAGCCGCCGGGCTGGGAGTTGTTGTGGATGATGATGGCGACGTAGAAGAGGGCAAGGTCCGCCGCGGGGAATCCGATCTGCACCGTGCCGCCGCCCGCGTCGTAGCGCAGAGTGTACGTGATGGTGGTCGTGCCCGAGCGCAGGTTCTCGAAGTTCATCCCAGGGACCGAGCTGTTCGCCCGCTGGGCCGCCGCGAAGTTCTCGAGGCCGTCGCCCAGGCTTAGCGGCGAGTAGAGGAAGAAGAACGTCGCCGACTCCCCCGTGTCAACGATGATGGGCGAGGCCCCGCCCAGGCCGTCGTCGCTGAGCCAGCGCGCGGTCGTGCTTGCCTGCTTCCAGACCTCGACGTTGTCCGTGGCGCCCACGGTGGCCGTGACGACCGCAGGGGTGCCGCCATCGGCGACCATCGCCGCGTAGGAGCCCGTGCCCTGGTTGACCGGCTCCTCGGACGCACCACGCTCCTCGGAGTCGTACCACCAGGAGAGAAGGGCTTCCTGCGGAAGGCCGCCGCCGCCCGGCCCCTTGCCGGCGGGGGGCCCGCGAAGGCCCTTGCCGCCACCAATCTTGCCGCCGCCGCGCACGCCATTGGGGTCAGCGGCGGAGCCGATGATGCCGTGGCGGATAGCCCCGCTGCCGATGTTCGCGGTCGCCGGCGCGCACAGCGCCAGGAGCAGGATGGGGAGCAGTAGCCGGCGCATCAGTTCACACCGTAGACGACCTCGACGGAAACGCTGCCGGAGGCAACCACGCAGTAGGCCTCGCGCGCGTCCATCGAGAGGGTCTTGCCCGCCGTGCAGCCGTCGCACACGTCGATACCCGTCGTGCCCGCCGTGGAGCCGTCGACATCGGAGCCGCCAACGTAGACAGCAGTCGCGGAAGTGTTCACGACCATAAACGAGCGCGTGCCGGCCCCGGGCGCGATCTGCGTCGCCGAGGTGCCGCAGGAGACCGTGGTCGTCTTGATCTCGACCAGCTCACGCGCGAGGCTGGGCTCGTAGTCGCCCGAGATGCGCGAGTAGAGCTCGTGCGCCCCGTTGGCGAAGCCGGTCGCGATGACGCCGACCGTGAGCGAGAAGAGGAGGGCGAACAGGGCTCCGAGGGTCTTGTTGTCCATGTGAGGTCCTTACATCCGGGTTGAGACGCCGGGCAGGTCCTGCTCGGCCTTGGTTCCAGCATTGGGCTGAGGCGCGCCGCCCCCCTGGGGCTCTGGCGGGGCCTGCGGGTTCTGGGCGCGCGCGATGACACTCTGGTACTTCGACGCCAGGCGCATCAGGGAGTCGATGACCTGGGGCGGCGCCCCGCGCTCAAGCTCGAGGCTCACGCGCTCGGCGATCTCGTCGAGGGCGATCATCGGGTCGATGGTCGAGTCAGCCTCGACGTCGTTCCCCTGGGCGGCCATCTCAATCTGCTGGCCGACCATCTGCCGCTGGACGAGTTCCGCCTCCGTGGTGGCAAGGCCCGTCTCGCGCCGCTCAAGGGCCTGGTCGGGCGGAAGGATGCCTGCCGCCATATCCTCCTCGGCCTGGGCCGCGCGCCCGCTGGAGAGGTGCTCGTTGCCCGAGGCGGCCTCGACGCGGACGTCCGTCGCGCCGGCGATGTCCGCGCCGGTGAACATCACCACCTCGGTCTCGCTCGCGTTGGCGCCCTCGATGGCGATGACGCGCGCCGCATCCACGTACTGCTGGGCCAGCATCAGGATCTGACGAGCCGTGCGCTGGTTCGCCGCGTTCAGGTGGTTCAGCGAGCCCGCCATGGCGAGCCCGTCGAGGCGGTTCAGGTACGCCAGGCTCTTGCCCGACTGGTCGCCCACGCGCCGCCCAAGGAGAAGCTCGTTCTGCCCGAAGAGGTCGTGGAGCGCCGTGATGAGTTCATCGAGCTGGCCGAAGATGATGTCCGGCGGCTTGGGCGGGTCGAGGTAGCGCGCGCCCCCCGCGACCAGGTTGGTGTCGTTCACCTTCACGACATGGTTCGACCGGCGCAGCTGCCCGGCCACCTTGTTGTGCGCGATGATGCGGACGTTGCCCACCTCGCGGGTCATGTCCGCGATGGCCTTCGAGTGCTCGTTGACGGCGATCTGAATCGGGACCGCATCGTTGACGTGGGTGTCGCCGAAAGGCATCCCGCGGATGCCCTGGATGCGCCAGCACGACACAGGGATCTGCGGACGGCCCCCGTGCTGGTACGGGTAGGCGCTCATGTGGACGATCTTCCCGCCGACCTGCAGGGCGAAGAGCCCGTCAGGGAAGCGCGCGCTCGGGATGTACCAGAGCTCGTTGAGCATGATGCCCTGCTTCTTGTTCCCGTACCGCGACTTGATGGGCTCGAGTTCCGGGCGGTCCTCGACGCCAAACTCGTCGTAGAGGTCCTGCGCCTCGTACTCGTCGACCTCGCGCCGGAAGACGCACCACTTCGCGTCGTGCGGGTTGTCGACGTCGTCGATGGCGACGTTGAAGATGTCGCCGAGTTCGATGTGGACGTCGCCGGGGGGCTCCTCGCCGAAGGCTGTCTCGCCGGCCGAGGGGTCCCATGTGATCTTGAAGTAGACGCTCCCGTGGGCCTGGGCGACGAGGGCGGCCTCGAAGATCATGCGCGCCCACTCGTGCTTCGCCATCTGCGAGGACAGGTAGGCGTTGGCGACCTTCGCCGCCGCGATGTCATAGCCGCTGTTCTCGTTGGGGTAGGCCTTCGCGAACGGAAGCTCCTCGGTCAGGCGCGCCGCGTAGGTCTGCCAAAGCTTGCGCATGTAGTTGCGCGGACGCCGGCCCTCGAGGTCGACGTGGATGGGCCCGTGCGACGAGTCGGTGCCCGACTGGCCGCTCACGTAGCCGCTCATGTTCTCGCCGTGCAGGAGGCGCTCGTTGCGCAGGGCTACCGCCTGGAAGCCGCGCGCGCGCTCCTCGTAGTCCGTCACGAGCTCATTGATGACCTGGCCGGCTTCTTCCTCGGTGAGGTCGGTGCCGGCGATGCCTCCGTTGCGGTCGTCCATTAGCTGTACCGCCGCTGACCCAGCTGCATCGCGAGAGGCGCGAGGGCGTTCAGCCGCTGCTCCTGCTCCGCGAGGGCGCGCTCGCGCTTGCGGCGCAGCTCGTCCGCCTTGGCCTCGCTGCCGCCGGCGATGCCCTGGCCGATGGCGCCACCGAGGCCCCCGCCGATGGCCGCGCCGCCAGTGGTGAAGGCCGGGATCGCAGCCGCCCCGAGGCCGCCGGTGCCGCTGGCGAGGAGGGCCCCGAGCCCGAGCCCGAGCCCGCCGCCGATGGCCGAGCCGATGCCGGTGCCGATGCCGGGCGCGTTGCGCGCCTCCGCCTCCATCTTGGCGATCAGGCGATCGGCCTCTTCCTCTTCCTCCCGCGAGCGCTCATCACGGTAGCGCCGGCCGGGGAGGGATGTCGGGGTGTACGTGTTACCAAATGCCACCGTCGCCTCCTGGGGTCTCTTCTTCGTCTCCCCAGAGTCTAAACCTTTGCGGCTCTTCTTGAAACTCCTCCGCCGGAGCCTCGTAGGGGTCACCCCTCATATACACGTAAGCAGCCGAAATAGCCATGCAGAGGTCCTTCAGACCCTTGAAGACCGCGGGGGCGTCGACGTGCTTCTGCTCGCGCGTGAGGTGGTTGGCCTCCTGCGCCAGCTCGTCGGGCCCCTTGAGCACCCCGGCCTCCGCCTTCTTGCGAACCTCGAGCAGGCCCACGACGTTGGTGTCGTGGGTGGTGTGGTACTCGATGACGTCGAGCCCCTGGTGGCGGGCGATGGTCAGGGTGGCGGCGCCCGGCCCGTTGGCCTCGATGACCGCCGGCGGCACCTCGCGCTCGATGGTCCCATCGCGCAGCCAGACGCGCGCGCTCTCCGGGACCACCGTGTAGAACCGCTGGGCCTCCGCGATGACCTCGACGAGCCCGTAGTGGTCGTCGTCATCGAGGACGCAGCAGGCCGCGAGCTCTCCGGTCTCCTTGTCGATGACCGCGACCGCGTGGCGGGTGATGCCCTTCTTGCCCGCGGTGTCAACCCCGATGACGTACTGGCCGGAGCCCGCGTGGGGCTCGACGTAGACCTTGAGCACATTCTGGCGCGCGCCCGAGCCGCACATGACCGAGCGGTGCGGGAGCACCTCGGGGGAGCAGCGGATCCACCGGCCCGAGGCCAGGTTGAAGCAGTGGCGCGGCGTGGGCGGGTACTCGCGCAGCGTCTCGATCCAGTCCTCGCCCGTGAGGTTCATGTACGCCCACCAGCAGAACGCCATCGTCGGCCGGTCGGTCATGCCCTCGGACCGCAGCTTCGCCTCGATGTCCGCCGGGAGCGGGTTCTTGTCCTTCGGGTGGGACTTCTTCTGGTCGTCCGTCCGGACGTCCTCGGGGTCCATCTTGTACCAGGGATGGTCCTCGACGGAGAGGAAGAGCTTCCCGCGCGCGAACTGGTTACGCGGCTCATCCCAGAGGCGCCTCGAGAGCTCCGAGCCCGCCGCCATGGTGGTCTCGATGTGGAGGCGCCCGTTCTTGCCGACCGCGGGACCCATGGCGAGGAAGGTGGCGTCCGGGTCCGCCCAGAAGGGAAGCTCCGAGAGGTGGACCATGTTGGCGGTCAGGCCGGCGCCCATGCGCTTGCCGCCGGCGGTGAACCCGCGGATGAGCGACGGCTTGTTGCGCCCGCGGGCGAACTCGATGCGCCCGTCGCCGGTCACCAGGCGGTGCTCGATGTCGAGCTGGGTGGCGAAGTCGGAGATCTCGATCAGCTTCGCCGTGACCTTCTCGTCCGTATCCCAGACCAGCCAGGTCTCGATGTGGTTCCCCTGTGCGGTGTTCAAAACCGTGAAGAGGAGGTTGTAGAGATTCTGGGCCGTGGAAATGAAGACCTGGCGCGCCTTTAGCGTGTACGTGAAGCGATTGGTGGCGACATTCTCCCAGTGCTTTACCTGGAGGTCTGTCGGCTCCCAGAGCATCGTCTGACGCGTCTCGGCGTGCGTAATCTTCAGCGTCGAGGCGACCTCGGCACAGAAGCGCGGCTGAGGGATTACGAGCCCTGGCCTACTCATTGTCCCCTGCGGTATCTGATCCGTGCGTGGTCAGCGTGCCGATGACGATGTTGCTGTCGACGATGTTCGAGCCGCTACCGCTAGAGGTGTCGAGGTCGCCCAGCACGAGGTTGTCCGTGACGACGCAGGTCCCGCCCCCGTCGATGATGATGTCCTGCCCGAGGTAGTTGTCGGTCAGGTGGCAGCTGGAGATGCTCTCGGCGTTTGCGTCAATGCTGTCGAGGACGTTGCCGCGAACGAATGACGCCGCACCGAGCTGCCCCAGCACCACGCTGGAGAGGGCGTTGTTGTCCTCGATGCGGGTCCTGGTGTTGGAGAAGCCGCCCCCGAGCCAGATGTTGGTCGCGTTAACGCGGCAGCGGCGAATCTCGGTTCCCACCGTGTTGTTTTCCGTGAGGGCGACGAAGTTCGTCCCGCCCTCCACGTTCAGCATGGAGAACTCGTGATAGTCACCAGCGACCTCAAAGACCGTCGTCACGCCGGCGGCAACCTCGTGGACGATCGACAGGTCCGAGTAGATGCGCACGCCGGCGAACCCAGACGGGTACGTCACCGTCTCCTCGAAGACGATGGGCGCGATGAGGCGGATGGTCGACGCGCGCAGCACGACCCCGTCCTGACGCGTCCGCTCGATGGTCTCGAGGGCGCGCATCAGCTGCGAGAACGACGCCGCCCGATACTCGAGGGGGCGCCGAGTCAGGTTTCGGGACCTGAGCCCCGCGATGCGGCCGAACATCAGCCCAGCTTGTCGGCGAGTTCGGGCGCGGCCTTGGCGGCCTTACGAATCCACTCCGCGGCCTCCTCGCGACGGAGGCCCTCCTCGAGCTTCGCGGCGAGGTCGGCGTCGACCAGCTCAGGGTCGCCAACGCAGTCGCGCCAGCGCGCCTCGGAGCGCACCTTGATGTAGAATCCACCCTTGTGCTCGGTCAGGATGTAGTTGGGGGTCTGGATGTACTTCACGACTCATCCTCCT